CCTTTCTCTATTACATCTTTTGTAAGGTCTTTGAGAAAATCTCTACATACTACAGCACCTTTTACAACCTCTCCAATACCTCTATAATTCAATTTAGATAGGAAAGTAGCGGCTACCCACTTCTCACCAGTCCAAAACTGCTTATCAGTACCTTCATACACATCAAGTATGTCCGATATCAATTGGTCTTTCATCCCAAAAGTAGAAACATTATATGGAAAAGTCATTACATTTCTTTTAGTTACTTTTCTATCAATCTTACCACACATTGACTGCCCTAAGGCTACTGTTGGAACACTTCTAGGCACTCCATCACTTGTAGTGTAATCAAGACTCTTAGGGTAATCTTGGGTCTCTAAATACCTATTAACACAGTTAGCAACATCCCCATAGATGTCTGATATCTTTGTATTGTCATTATGATTTACAACATTTACTGCTTCCGCTCCTTTATTATCCTTCATAAGCCCTGAATATATCTGTATCCCACTGCAACTAGCATCTAACGCAATTGGTAAGCGAGATACAAAACCACTAGGGTTACGAAGGTAATCTGCACGCTCAAAACACCAAGCCAAAAACAAGTATGGTTCGTCTGCTTCTGTCCACTTAAGGTATCGTAAGGGGTCCTTAGCAATCAGTATAATTTCTTCATCCATCTCCTCCATCAACTCCACTCTACGTGAAAATAGCTCTTTGTCGTAACCATATAGGTTAGCACCGTGCACCATAAACCATTTAACTGCTTCAGGTGTGTCAAGAGGTTTTCCTTCAGCAAACATAAGGAGGCTTTTAACAACCTTAGCTCCCTGAGGGTTCAAGTGAGGCTGTATAGGGTATAGACGGCCTCTGAAGTCCACTTGGTAACTAAAGTAAATCTCTTTGAATTTACTATACTTACGCGCTGTACTCATTGCAAGTTTTACAACAAGACCTTTAGACTTAAGGGTATTGAATTTATCCTCAAGTTTCATTATGGCCTCTCTATATTCTGCATAAGGCTTATAGTCTTCACTATTGTATTCTACAGGTGGAACCACATCGTATGGGTTGGGAAGGTCATCACTTGGTAAACCGCCGATTAATGTATAATCAGTTGAATAATCCACTAGATGTTTATCATACACTTCTTCAAGAACCTTAAGTACCCTAGTGTTAATCCTCCAGGGCACCCTTTGTACTGCATTTACAATATTAAAGTAACGCTTAGCGAACATAGGGTGACTATCAAAGAAACCTTTAACAATACGCCTATTAACTCTATCGTTATGCATCTTAACTAAATCAATATCTAAGAAGCCTTGGTAATAACCTCCAGTACCCGAAAACGCCGTCCATTCTTTAGGTTTTACAACAAATATAGGGTAACTATATGTAAAGAAAGGACTTAAGTCTCGCATAGAGTTTATAATGTGTTGTGCCGCCTCTGTAAGACATAATAAAGTACGTTTCTTCTTACCTTGTCGTATAGTTTTAGTCTCCACTATGCCTGCCCCTGATTTTACAACACAATCAATAAGATTTACACCTAATGTAAGTCCTTGAGCATTATCAGGGTTATTGAGAGCTAGTTTTTTCTTTCCTAACATAAGCTTTTTATTTGTCCTACGTCTTACACTAAGTTTCTTGTATTTTTCATCAACATACTTATTGAGCCTAGGTGCCTCTGTTCGGAATGTCTCCAGCTTATACTCTTGTTTTATGTAGCCCATAATAGTACGAGCTACAACCAATATAGGTACGCTATACAGAGGATACTTACCATTAATACTTGATAATGTTGTGTTCATAATAGAAGCTAACACCATATAAGCTAAAGTATCCTCATTGCCCTTATAGTCCATAATAGGCTCTCTAGTGGCAAAAGCTGTTCCTCTTAAACTCTTAGACGATAGATATTCGTGTATTTTTAAGGACACTTCAGGTATTGTACGCTTTATAAGTATAATACCTTCATTTGTCTCACTACCTCTAGAGCCTTCAATCGCCTTATAAAAGATATTCTTAGCTTTGATAGTTGATATATCGTAAGCTTCGTCTTCAAGACGTCGTTGAACTTCAAGCATCTAAATACTCCTCTAAATATGTCGTGGTTTAAGGTGATGCTAAGGTTATAATATCACCTTCAGCTCTTGTAATGCTATCTTCTATAAGTTTCTCAATGAAATTACTAAGTTGCTTAGAGGCTATGTTAAAGCCATCTTTAGTATCTTGAGATATATCCTGAGAGTAAGACTCTCTACCTGCCAGTATAGCTTGATTTACAAGATTACTGATAAGGATGTTAGCAACGTTAACTTTCTCTGCTATCTGCAGGGTACTTGATGCACTCATTACTCACTCCTAATTAACATTAAATCATCATACATCTCATCAATTAGTTGTTTTACCAATTCTGAAGACTTAAGATATTGCCAGTTTGGGTACGTTTTTTTATTATACCAGTTATCAGGTATAATATATTCAACACCTAAAGCGAAAGTCCAATTACATTCCCCGAATCTAAACGCAATAAACTCACCACCATTTAATTCCCAGATACGCTTTTTAACTCTATATTTAACAGCACGTAATTCCGCTTCTTTTTCAGCTTCATTCTTTGCTTTAAATACATTACCTTGTTCAATCATATTCTTATCAAGAGGTTTCGCACACCAACTTTTACTACTAATTATCAACCCGTCAATAGTGATATAATAAGCTTCTTCACCATCTTCAAGTTCCAAAAATTTGGATTTAGGTTTTTCAGGTATCTCAAATTTAATCTCATCCCAAAATAAAGTCGGGTTAATAG